ATCAAATTTTTCATTAATAATTCATTTTGAGTATGAAGATTATTTGAACAATAAAGAGACATTATGTAGATATACTCATCGAATTTTTTATGTTTTTTTACAAATATAATATATATTTCGAGAACCTATCGTTTTTTGTAAATAGTAATAGTATTTTTGTAGTACAACTGGTGAATGATGTGACTTGAATAATTTTTTTTTAGAAATAAAATGTATTATGGTAATATATAATGAGCAGACCAAATATAAAAAGAGTATTCGACCAACTTGGACATTTTGATGTATTTGATGCGGATATTAAAGCATCTAAACTCGCTACTGGACACGTGTATGTAAATATATATACGAATGCTGAAGGCACAGCATATGCAAGTGATAATATTGGTAACCCCATTGAAAACCGACTGGTATTTTATACTAGATATACTCTTCCCTATACCGATGCTACGAATAATACGGTAGTCGGTAAAATGAGAATCTATTTTGTTGGTAATAATTATTTTGAAGTAGGAAATGATAACGAAACTGGATATTGGTATTCAATTCAAGGTTTAACACCATATGCGGTAAATCAATTGACATAATAACTTAATATGTTGTGAAAAAATGAAATAAAGATAAACGATTAATTTATGTAAAATGCGAGTAAAACTAAGTACCAAATATCAAGAAGAACGTGAGGATATATGTAAGCGATTGATAAAAATTTTGGAATTGAAGGAGGATAATACGTTTTTATTAAGTGATTTGGATAATAATATCGAAAAACAAAATGTCATCTTGAATATGAAAGAAGAAATACAGAAACATTTTGCGTGTTCGACCATATCGAGTTTTAAACCGAATTTTAATTGTAAGAGGCCGTATTTGAATATCGTTCGTAGTATATTACGTAAGCAGGGATATGAATTTAAAGGTGATGATATATTGATGAAACAAGGAGATGGGACATATAGAAGAACCATAAAATATAGAATAGGTATGAAGAATAATGAAAATAGTGTATGAATATGTAAAATGTAAAGAACATAAAAAATACATATTATGATAGATAATAATATGTATCCATTAAGAATATATTACGCAGTATGTTTGCCGTATATTCTACCGATTACTACTTTGGTAGGGTTATATTCGGGTGTTCGAGAAATCGATTATTTGATACAACGTAGAGTACCATTAGACAAAAATATGTTTCTTAAACACGCTATGGGGAATTATGCATTTGGTATGATTATCGGTCTTACATATCCCATTAGCTTACCGTTGATTACTGGACATTATATGTATTCGACGTATAAAGAACGGTGTAGAATGAATGGTTAATCATAAACGACTTAAAGTTTTTTTGTAAATAAGAATGAAGATGAATGACTTTCTTTATTTATATATCCAATTTGCTATCTATATGATATCGACGGTAGTAATTGGTAGATTCTTAGTATTACATTCGTCTCTCATAGAAGCGAATCGAAAAAAGATTATAAAAATAACGAAAATTGCGGTAGATAATTATAAACAATTACAAAACCAAATAGATATGTTATTTTGTTCCAATAGAGATATTATAACGGTATATGATAATAAAATGAAAGATGTTATCAATTATCAAGAAAAACTAGCGGATAAATTACATACGAATATATTGAATTTACAGGAAATGATTGGAAAGACGAATTGTGAAACACTTCATATAACCGAAAAAATTCATATTACAAAGGATGAAATCGAAGAAAAAATATCGAATATCATACAAATGCAACAAAGAATGGTTGTGTATATAGAAAATAATATCAATGAACTCAAAACACATTGCTATAAAAGAATTGATAATGTGTGATTTATTCATAAAAATTGAACAGCTTTTTATGAATATGGTTATGTTATCCAATAAAATGACTATTAATATTCAAGTTGATATTACAATTCGAAGAGACAAAGTCTCTGACTTTTTAGAAATAATAAACGCCGATAAGAAAACGGCATTAGAAACGGAAGGTGGTATTATTTCATCTTTTGAAATTATTAGTAATGAATCCGATCCTAATCATTTCACTCTTACTCAAACAGTAACATCGAAAGAAGATTTACTACGCCATATGAAAAATGCACATTATAAATGGAAGGAATTTATGAAAACTGGTGCCGTATTATCATATAATCATAAATATCTATAATACTTTGTCTTTTACTCCGATTGATTTGAAATAATATTGATTATATAACACATTTTTATCCAATGCCTTTGCTAATGTTTTATCGCTAATGTTTAGTTTTTTTATGCAGTCGTATTTACATATAAATTCTTGGATTAGATTGTGATTGTTATCATATTGTCCTACTCCATCTTTGTATAATAATGGTTCTCCATTTTTTTCTATAAAATCATCACGTAATTCATCGCTACAATTGTCATATAATACATAATAATGTCCATTTGATATTGTTTCATTTTTAACTGGATTGTCTAGTGCAGATAATGATTGATAATTATTATATCTACAGGCGGTTTTTCTATCTAGATAGACATTTAGAATTTCAGTTTTTTCTTTATTTAGTTTTGCAATATAACCTAGATTTTGGATTTTTGTTTGTTTTGTTGGTTGTATATTTTCTATAACATTTGGGTCTTTATCTCTTTCCGCATATAACCATCGATAACCGTGATATATTATATTTTCTTTTACAGCCTTATCGATACTTGGTCGTTTTAATTTGAAATTAAAATTTTTTATGCATTCTGCGACTGATTCATATACTTTTACCAAACACATTGTTTCTGGATTTATTTGTTGTAATCTCGGCCCTAATGTAGGTAATGGTTGTTGGAAATTAGTAGTTGTTTTAATTTGATTAGAACTTAATTTATCTAATATTTCTTTATTCGATTTTTCCAAATCTGTTATTTTTTTCAAAATTTTTGTTTGGTTTTCTAATATTTCTTTGATTTGGTCTTGATTAATAATGTCGTTATTGATTTCTTGTTTTTCTTTAGTTAATGTATTCGAATTTATAATTTGTTTATATGTATCTAATTCTAACTGTAATTTTTGATAATCATTATTATTATATTCATTGAATTGTTTAATATTCATTTGAATAATTTTCAGGATTGTTCCATAAGATAGTTTCTTTCCAACTAAAAATAGTTCTCGTTCAGTTTCGTGACCTTTTAAATCAGTTACTCGATTGAATCTTATATTTTCGTGGTTGTGTAAAAAATTTTCAAATTCTTTACTTTTTACTACCGAAAAACAATCTAATAGTAAAACTTCATCGTAATGTGATTTATGTTCGTTATATCTATGTTGAATTCCTTTACGACTTTCACCGATTTTTACAATGTATTCACCAGAATCGTACGATTTCACCTTTATAATATAAACGATTGAACCAGCAGACGCAAATTCTCTTAATAAAATTTGTTCTCTTTCTTTTTGAATTTTTTGGTTTATTTCTTTTTTATTTTTGTCTTCTATTTGTTGAATCTGTTGTTTTGAGTTTTCTAGCTGTAATTTAAGTTCATTGCTTTCTTCTTCAATTGTTTTTTGTAGAATTTCTTCTAATTTTATAAAATATTCGTGAATTTCGCTAGCCTTTTTTGTTTCTGCCTTTATACAAAATAATTTGAATGCTTTTATGGTCAGCATAAAGGTTTCTTTATTATGACCCCCATGTTTTTTGTTGTCAGAATCTTGCTTAACCAATAGGTTAAGCAAGTTTTTGTAATCTATATCAATAATAAAATTTTTTTCTAATAACATTACCGCTTTTTGTTTAGTAGAAAACCCTAACCATTTCCATATATTATCTAAATCAATAACAAAATCAGTAGTTGAATTATAATTTAAATAGCAATAAAATGAAGCGATAAATAATTGTTGTTCCTTTTCTGTAAAAGAATCCTTAATTTTACTTAGTAATTTATTATTGTAAGCATTTGTAAGCTTGGTAATGGGGTTGTCTTCAATTAGATTGACTATGTCGATAGTTTCCATAATTATATACAATAATTGCGTATTTTCCTTTATGTTGTTTTCGCTTTTAATAATAAAAAGCAAGAATTAATATAAATTATTTTTATGAATTTAAATTAATTTTTTATTTTGTGACGATAAATGATAACAAAAAATACCGAATAGCCTCCTCAATTTGAGTAAGCTACGCCTGCCATACCCGACATGACACGTAAGACGTTGTAATTTACGGCATAAACTCTGACCTTTGATGTAGCAGTACCAGCGACGGCACCAGATGATAAAACCAATTGTAAAACGGCGTTATCAATTCTGGAGAAGTTGCAACTGCCTGATGGTTGGTGTTCTTCTGGGCGAAGAGCAAATGAGTAAACATTGATACCAGTATCAGGGGCACGGGTGTGATGTTGGAATGGTTGAACAACATCGAAGTATGAGCCTTCACGTTCAGAGAAACGATCTTGGCCGTTAAGTTGTAGCTTAGCAGTTACAACTGGGTTTTCGCCCCAACAGTGCATATCTAAGGCGGTTTCGGCAAGGACGAATGTACCAGCATCGGATAGACCAGATCCACCTAATGTGTTAGCTGTTCCGTCTAAGCGATTGAATACACCCTCGTGTCCGTGTTGTCCAGAGACGTCAATGGCACCAGCAAGTTCGAAAAGACCACTGGTAGTGATAACAGAGTCTAATTCATTTGGGCCACCAAATGCGTGGACAGCGTTTGGTAAAGCATCAATAGCATCAGTGTAGTTGAATGGTTGAGCACCAAGGGTCTTGAATAATGTTGAACCAGCTTCTAGGGATGAGCAGTAATCAACGTTGGCATCAGGTTGAACAACCCAGACCAATTCCTTGCAAGGATGGTTGAAGTTTAGCTTGATTTTATTACTGGAGCTTCCCACCGACTCATCGCCTGTAAATTGAAGTTGCTCGATAAGGTATTCGTGTGGGTTTTGGGCCATTTTACGACGTTCATCAGTGTCAAGGAAGATATAATCAACGTATAAAGATGCAGCAACAAGGGATTGTTGGTAAGCAGCAGATACAGAGATTGTTGAACCATTTGTGGCGGTAAGGTCTTGGACAGCCCACAAGCATTCTCCGATTGGGCGGAAATCAATGTTTATCTTAACATCGTGGTACTGTACGAACCACGTTATACCCCTCTTTTCAGAGTATTTATCAGCATTCTTAATTCGATAAACTTATTACATTAAGAACTTTGCTGGGGACTAGACTATATCTTAAGTCTTCTATGAAGTTGATTAGACTTCTCAGACCCATAACCATTTAGTCGTTGAACCTTCCTCGTATCCTTATCATATTGGAGTTAGAGGCTTGGCTGCGGATTATCTATTTCAGATGGTTTACCATCTTCATATGGGGCATTTTTACGATACCTGAGTTCTACTCTCAGCCACTGTAAGCTTTCGTTTACAGTTTCGTAGCCCTTATTTTGTGCGTGTTTTTGATTAAATCTATAAATATTAACAATATTGTTAAAGTAGTAGTGCAATAATATTTTATCACTTTTTTGTCTATTTTCATATGCAGTTAATGGTTGTAAATTTGTCCAGTTAAAGCAAATTTTCACATCGTTTTCTTTTGAAAAATCAAATTTATTTATAGGTAAAATATGGTCAATATTCCAATATTCACCTAAATTATTCCAATTCATATGTTCATCAAATCTAAATTCAAGCCACTTTTTAAACAATTCTATTTCGCACCCTAAGTATTTTGAAAATGATGTTTTTTTATTTTTTAACATTTTATGAATTTTGCTTCGTAATATTTCAGATATTTTGAAGTTCAAATCATTTTGTCGCTTTTCTTTGATTTTTAATTTACGAATTGGTAAATACTCTTTATTTTTCTCTTTGATATGTGATTTAACTTCTTCTCGATTTCTGTATTCTTGTCGTTGTATGTTAATTTCTTCTTTGTGATTATCTCTATACAATTTATTTTTATCAAGCAAAGTGTTTTTATTATTTTTATAATATTCTAAATTCTTTGATTTAATATGATCTCGATTTTCTAAATTATATTTACTTCGACAAGCTTTACAATCATATCTTAATCCGTCTGGACTAGAAGTTAATCGTCCATAATTATCATATGGTTTTTCATTTTTACATTTATAGCATATTTTAGACATTTCTCTATTACCTTTTATTGCACTGTTTTTATATTCTTTAAACACAAAATAATTTTCATCTTTAAGAACTTCCCGCAATTTGGATATGTTGCCTATTGCTAGTTAATAGCAAGAGACTAGCATCTGGGATTGACAATATTCATTGTCCCGAGACCACAACAAATTTTCCCCAAAGCATTGCTCGGATACTTTAGGTTGGATACTTTTCTGCCCTACAGATTTTAAGGCGATTAATGGCAATGCAAGACCAGGGTTTCTGCAAAACCAGAATTGAAGAGGAACATACAATGTGGTTTCTGGAAGAGCCTTGCGAGGAGCACACACTTGGGATGGGCCACCAGCAGAGGCACAAGGACCAGAGACTTCAGCGAATTTTGGGTCGCAGATGTATGTTAATTGAGTGGTGTTACCAATCATCTTGAAGTAACCACGTTGTTGTTCAGCAGATAGGGTCATTTGGTTCCAGATATGCATCCAGTCACCGTATTGACGGTCGATTCTTTGACCACCAATTTCAACTTCGACTTGGGCAATCAATTGTTCTCCAGGGAAATCTAACCAACGAGCATAAACACCGTCACTGCTTGTTGTTGCCATCGATTGGTTGATTTCTGGTAAGGTGACTTGTAAGTATGTGCGGTAAGCCAAATCACCGTTTCTGGAGATTGAGCAGGTTACACGACGACCGAAGTCAGCTTGGCCAGAGAAGGTTTGTTCAATGGATTCCATTGCGAAGTTTGTGTGTCTTCTGTATGACACTTTCCAGAAAGTGATTTCTGGTGTTCCTGTTAGGAAAACGTCTTGTGCCCCGTAGGCAACTAGTTGCATTACTCTACTACCCCTAAGTTTCCCTAGGGGGATGGACTGTATCTTAACCCGATTCAGGTTGCTTACACCTTCATTATCGAGCGATTACCGTTCAGTCTCTGACGGCTAACCATAGACTAGCATAGCGTCTTTAGGTTATTACCATGCGGATTACCCAATCTCTAACATTATTACTATACCGAAGTTCCATTCTTCGCCATATACTGGTTTCCCAAGCATACTTAGTAGTTAAAGCTCTAAGGGGTTTCCCGAACAACAAGTAATCTTGCAAGGTTTTTACACCTCACTAACAACTGACCAAATTTCAGGGGTCAAACCGAAGTTTCTACAAACAGTGCCTGATTGTTTGTAGCGGGTTGTTTTTCTGCTCTAATGTGCTTCAGTTGTCTGCTGTTACAATAACAACTGAAGCACGGGTTAAGCTCCACCCATTTGTCTGCTTTTTATATATACTTCTCAAAGAAAATAATTTTGTGATTTTCCTAAATAAATAAAAAAAATAGAAAAAATACAGCTTTTTACCTACATTTAATTCGAAATAAATTCTTTTTAATTTTTTATAAATATCATAAAATGGAGGTAGTCTTAATTCCATTTAATTATCGATTTTTGAATAGAATGTAGAGGGCGGATTTTGGGAATTTTTCATATAAAATATTTAGCAAAATGTCAGTCATTTATAGTTTTATATGAAATTATTTAATTTAGACAAAATTCTTTATGGGAAACATTAAGGAGAACTTTATTCGTTGGTTTTATGAAAATAAACTATCCTTATAATGTATAGTATGGACATACTAAAAGCTTTCTCGTTATGTGACGAACAATACCCCATAAACATTCAAGGTAATATCGAAAACCCTCTATTCCAAGCGAACCAAATTGGAAATATGTTAGGAATGGCAAATATAAGAAAAGTATTAGCTAATTATGGTAACGAATTAAAGGTAGTCACCGAAAGCTACACATTTGGTGGAAAACAAAAAACCACATTTTTAACCGAGGCTGGATTATATAGATTACTCGCTAGGTCGAATAAACCGATTGCTGAAAAGTTTCAATTATGGATGATACAAGTGTTAAAAGAAATACGTTTAACGGGAGAATACAAACTAAAACAACAATTCGAAATAGATTCAAAATTAATTCAACAAAACGCAAAAATAGAAATACATAATAAATTGTTACAAATATATCATCAAAAAAACGTGGTATATATATGTAAATTAAAAGATGAAAACAATGATAAATTTGTAATAAAAATAGGCTCAACCCAAAATATAAAAGAAAGAATGACGAATATATCCAATACTTATGGTGTTATACCACTGGTATTAGATGTATTTGAAAATTATCATCATATTAAATTAGAAAATGCAATTCATTCGAATGAAAGTATCAGAACATTATATTACCCCATTACAAAATTAAATGGTATCATTACAAAGGAAACATTTATTGTAAATGATGAAGAATACAAAAGTGTATTATGTTTGATAAACGAAGAAATAACAAAAATGAATTCACACGATATGACACCGAAACAAATGATGGAATTTCAAATAAAATTAAAAGAAATGGAAATAAAAGAGCAAGAAATACAGTTAAAAACGTACGAAGCAGAAATACGAAAAAAAGAATTGGATATGAAGAGTCAAGAAAACGACTCCGAAATGATAAATAAATTATCCGAAATCACCGAAAAAATCAAAACAGAACCAATCGAAGAAAAACAAGTCGAAGTAAATAACGAAATAGAGGTCTTAAAAAATACATTTGTTAAAAGACGAATACATTCACGTTCTCCAAAAGCTTCCAATTTGATAAAGATACATTAGAACTGGTAACCATATATGATAGTGTAATAGATGTTATTCGTAATTTCGATGGTACATCACATTCAGCATTAAGGGAAGCAGCAAAAGCAAATACAATATATAAAAATTATCGGTGGGTTTTGCAAGACCGAGATATAGCGGAAATACCAAACCCACAACCTACGGTATTATCAAGTAATAAATCCATCGAATATATTGCAATGATAGATGTAAAACAAACGAAGATAATGCACGTATTTGCATCACAACGCGATGCCGCACAATCACGTAATTTAGCGGGGTTCTCGACGATATCAAGAGCCATCAAAAACGGTTCAATGTCATCCGGACATTATTGGAAACTATTTGATAAATGTTCTCAGGAAATGCAAGATGAATATTTATCGAAAAACTCTTTACCAGAAAGATTTATAAAAAAGAATAGTCGATTTGTTATACAGATAGACCCTATTACGAATAAAGAAATAAAACGTTTCGGATCCATTACGGATGTAACACTAAAATTTCAAATGTCACATATGACATTGAAGAAAGTATCCGATACCAATGAAATACATAATGGATATAAATGGAAAATCGCCGAATAAAAAATCTCCATATAGTATAGATGCCGTCAAAGAAAAGAAAAACGTGTAAAGTATATAAATCGTGTAAGAATGTACCTTGTGGAGAGATGATGAATCGTTGTCATCCATCGTATTGTTCGGATGGTTCCAAGAATTGGGGATTATGTAATATGGGACTCACAAACCCAGTATATAAAAAGTATTGTAAGAGTGAAGCAAAATGTCGAATGAGTCGTTCAAATAAGGTTTCGAGAGACCAAGTATATGTGAGTGAATTGAATCATAAATTACCGTATATTTGGCGACATTTAGGCCGAAAAACACGCCGTAAAATGGTGGCTTTGGCGAGAAAACCCATCGCCGAATTGGATATACCGTATATGAAACCATAAAAGAGTCGAAAGGTGTAAAATAATAATATCACATAATGTGTGAAATCATTATTTAGCGAGAGGCTTGGATGATAAAATTTTCTAAATAGTTCTCTTGAAAAATCTCTCTTTTGTTTTCGTGTTTTTTTGTGAAAATATAAGAGTCTTGTGATTTTTTGATTGTCCACCCATCTTCTAATGCATTGGTGATGAATAACATTTTTTGAAATTTTTTTCGTTCCATTTGAATGTTTTTGGGTAAATCTATATTTAATAAGGTTGATGACATATATATTATTTGGATATTGGGTTTTTTCTATTTTTCCGAGTTCTCTTTTGTTTACTAATTTTTGATTTCCACGATTTTTTGCTATTTTTTAAATGTTTCTTACTTTCTTTTGATTGTTTTATAACATTATGTTTCCCGCCAAGTTTTATATTAGGTTTAGGTATGCTAGTATTTTCAGTTAATCCTATATTCAATTGGTTCGGCGTTATATTAAAACTGTATAGATAATTATGTTGAGTTATAGGCAATAAACCAGACATCGACCAGATATTAATATATGTTTCTATTGTGGTATTATTAACTTTATTTTCAAAATAATTTAATACAGAATTTACAAAAAAATTTTCAAAGTTAATTAAATAGGTTTCATCTGTAAATATGTCTGGTTTTAAATAATTAAATAATATTTTAGAATAATTACGAAATTGTTGAATTCTATTAGTTAATTCTGATTCTTTTTTTCTTGCAGTGCCATTATTCGGCCTTAAAATAATAGCAATAGAAATAATCCATAATATTTCTAATTCTAACGGTCCAACAACGGTATATTGTGTTTTGTTAAGAACATATACATCATCATTATTTTCATTTAATTCTAATACACTGCTTGTAAAAAGTTCTTTCATTTCACTTTTATTTTTAGGTTCTATCTTATGCAAATTTAACGCAAAAATTATATTCGAATTATTGTTTATAACGGTTATATCAATTAAACCATCTTGCAATGCTTGAAACATATTAAAATCTTTTATTTTTTCGCTTGAACTTTTAGTTAACGAAATTTTTTGTGCTTTTAAAAAATGAGTACATATTGAATCATCGACATTATCCTGACATTCATCGTCATTTTTCAATACAGATTTGTCGTTTGATATGAAAGTAGTAGGATTGTTTGTCGGGTCTTTATAAAGACGAAAAAAATTGTCTAAAAATTGTTGTTCATCTGGAGTAATATTTACAACGAATTTGATATCATCACTATACAATAAAGTTTGTTGATTATTCATTGCTTGTTCGGCGGAAGATATTTTCAAGACATCTTCTAATAGTGGTATTTTTAAAAGGGTTATTTCATTTGGTTGTAAACTAAAATCTTCTAATAATTGTTTTAATTGTAAAATTTTTGTATAAATATTTTTATATTCATTATAAATTTTATAAGCCGATAGAAATATAAAAACGTTATCGAAAGTTTTCGTATGTTTAATGAGGCTATAACAATTTGTATAAATATTATAATAATTGTTTATTAAATTGCTATAACTGATAATAATGCCTGGATTAATAGTGAAACTATTAATAAAACCTGCTGGAATTTGTAAGCCAAAAATATTATATAAATGTAAAGCTCTTATTATTCTATCTGAAATTTCTTTACTCATATCGTATATACCAGGTCTAACATTCCAACCATTTTTAACTTGTTCATATACCGTAGGCAAAATTCTATATTCGCCTATAAGATATTTATAATATATACCAGCCCACAAATAACTATCAACTGTAGTTATATGTCCAATAAAATTATTATTAATTGGTAATTCTGTTGAAACGATCTTATCGCATACAGTTTTTAAACAAGTTATTAAAAATATATACAGTGGATCTGCGTTATTAGTGATATTAGTTTCAATCATCTGAAATGTTTGAGTATCATTACCCACACCTCTTTCTGCGTTTGGAAATATTTGTTCTATTTGAAAATGATGTATTATACTATTTACTGTAATCCCAACATTATTAGTCAATTGGATTTTAATATATTTGTCTGAAGCTTTTACTATTAATGTCATATCGAGTGGATTAAAAAAAGATTCCACAAATCCTCCGTATAAAGTAATTTTGTAACCCTCTATAAAATTGTTCATTAACCCATTATCTACATAACTTATTAAATGTTGCATTTCTCTACTCCGAATAGGGTTGTTATATG